TGAAGTCGCCGTGATAGCGGCAGCGGAACTGCAGGATGGACCCGCAGTGCTCGCCGCCGAGGTGCTGGCAACCGCCGCAGACGGTGCTGGTGGGGCCGGGCCCGTACTGGGCCACGGCCGGGTTTGCGAGGGGTGCGACTGCTACCATGGTGTCTCCCAGAGGGGCCGGCTCCCGCCGGCCGGGTGAATAACGACGCGTTGATGCCCTTGATGCGGCTGACCGCAGAGTCCCGCAGCAGCGCCATCCCTACATACCAGCGGAGGCGGACCCTGGTGCCGTCCTTGCTCTCCAGCTGGCCGACGTCGATCGCCTCGATCGCGCCGTTCTGCAAGCCCGCCAGGCCGTCCGCCTCGCTGAAGTGGATGAAGTAGATCGAGCTGGCGGCGTTCTCGGTGCCCTGCACCTCCGTGTCGAGTTGGAAATCGCTGACTTCGACCGGGATGCCGTCATACATGAGCACCTGGCGGCCAAACTGGTCGGCGCCGCTCTCGATGTAGTGCGTGGAGGCCTGCAGCAGGCTTTTGAGCTTGCGTCGAGAGCGCTTGGACATCAGGATGATGTCCGGCTTGCCGCCCTTGATGAGGTCGATGCCCTGGTCCAACATGGCCAACGTCAGTGCGGCGCCGTTCGCCCCCGCGGTGATCGTTTGCCCGGCCGGGGTGATCAGCTTCAGGCCATCGAAAGAGTTGGCGTCGACGCCGGTGTCCCCGTTAATGATGGTGTCTTCCCATTTCCGCGCGACCGACTTGGCGCGGAGCTGGGTCTGGATGGCGCGTTGGTCGTTGATGGTCGACCGCATGCGCTGGATGAAGTTGTCGACGTCCGCATCGCCGCCGAGGATGGCGATGTTGCTCGTCTTCTGGGTGAAAGTCGCCGTGCCCTCCGTCCAGGTGGCGTTCACCGCGAAGAATGAGGCGGCGGTGAGGGTCGCCTCCTGGTTGTATTTGAAGGAGTTCCCCTCCACCTCAATGAACGGCATCCTGAGTGCCATGGGGCTGTCTTCGATGATGGTCTCGATGACGCCCCGCTGCAGCATGTCGAGCGACAGCTTGGCGCTCTCTGCCAGGGTTAGTGCCATGGTGATTCCTTTCGTGGTGTCTCAGCCGTAGTGGCTGGCTCAGTGCTGACCGTTGCGGCCGCCGGTGAGGGCGGCCGTGATCCTCGCGAGGGGACTGAGGCTCTCCACCGCGCCGGGCGGCGGCGAGCTCGTCGACGTGCCGGTAGGCACGCTGGGGAGCTGCACGGGTTGGCCCCGTACTCCCTCGACGACGCGGGCGTGAGCCGCGCGCGCCGTCTCGATCGACGCCGTGAGGGCCTCGACCGTGTCGCCGGCGACGAGCTCCGGAATCACGTCCTGGTGCTCAGCCAGGAGGGCGCGACGGTGCGCCTCGAGGGCCTGGCGCTGGGCGTTCGTGGCCTGCTCGCTGAGCGCGGCGACCTGCGCGGCGAGCTGTTCGGCGCGGGCGCTGCTTTCGGCGTTTGCGAGCTCGAGCGCCGCGCGGGCCTCCTCGGCCGTCTGGGCAGCGCTGCGCAGCTGGTCGCGTTCGGCGGTCAGCGCTGCGAGGTCGACGTTTGGGTTTTCACCTCCCTCCGTGGTGGGGTTCTCGGTCGGGGTCTGCTCGTTGGGCTCCATGGCCCCTCCTTTCTGGCCCTTAGGCCTGGGTCAACTGGCCGAAGCGGACCGCCCGCTTTCGGTTGGCGATCTCACCCTGTGCGGCGTCCTGGTAGGACTGGGCGAGCGATCGCACCGTGACGCCGCGCTGTCGTTCGAAGCGCTGGCGCTTGGCCTCATCCGTGTCCACCCACGCAAGGGCCTTGGCGCAGACCAGGTGGACAAGGATGGCGTCGTCCTGGGTGGGAGTAGCGAGCACATCGCCGTCTGCGCTGGGGAGCGCGTAGCGGGCCCAGTACTCGATGTAGATGTCGTTGTCCCCCCCGGTCGAGCCCGGGGCAGGGTCAAGGATCAGCTCGCTGCCGAACACGCGGTAGGAGTACTCCGTGATCGGCGAGGGCTGGCGCAGCTGGCTTTTGGGCTGGGCCACCCGTGCGAAGCGGAGGAAGTCCGACGGCAAGGCGTAGTCCGTCTGATTGGCCACGCTGACAATCGTGGTCTGCACGCCCTTGGGCAGCAGGTAGGAGTACTCCGTGATCGCCTCGCCGAGCCATTGGTTAAGGTCGGCGTCGGCCCAGAGTTTGACGGCCGCGTTGTCGTTGAGCTGGTTTCGGACCAGCGTGCGGAGTCCGGACCTGGTCGTCATGCGCTCCTCCTCTGAGGGATGCGGGGGAGGTGCTCGCGCCGGGTGCCGAGCAGCTCATTGACTTCGACGATGACGGAGGCCTCGACTAGGCTCTCTACGCCGTGGTTGAAGGGGTCGTATCGGACCTCGCCGCACATGAGGCAGCGGCGATCGCCATCCTCGGTGGGGAACATGGCGCGGGAGCCACAGCGCGGACAGGCGGTAATCACCGAGGCCTCCGGGCGCGCTGCAGCGCCCACAGCACCAGGACGAGGACGAGCAGCTGAGTGACCAGCACCACGGCGATCGCGGTCGTCATCACGCACCTCCGACGCCGGCGCGATCGGGGCGCTCGTCGCGGATGGCGGCGCCGGAGCGCTCGGCCGGAGTGGCCATGTCGATCGCTTCGACGGTGGCGAGCTGCTCGCGGTCTTCCACGACGTTGGCCAGCTCCTGGGCCGGATCGGCCGTGCCCAGCTGGACCATGGCGGTGCGGTGGGATTCGAGTCCGCCGGCGGTGAGGGCCAGGTGCCGATTGGCAAGGGCGTCGTCGTCGAGCGGGAGCATGGCTGGCCAGACGTAGTGCGCCAGGACCTCGTCCAGCTCGCCCAGCTGCAGCTGCTCCAGACCGACGAGCTCGGCGGTGCGCAGGACGCACCACGTGTAGTGGTCCAGGCCGATCATCCAACCGGTGCGGCGCCTCATGGTGCGCTGCACGATCGGTTGCAGCTCGGTCTCGAGCGCCACGCCCGAGAGGAGACGACCGCTGTCCCCGAAGGCGGTCTGCGGGACTTCCGCCACTTCGAACATGGCTTTCTTCAGCCGTTCGAGGTGGGTGTCTACGGCGGGTGGCTGCCCCTTCCACTCCAGGAGCTGGACTGATGAGTCACGCGGCAGGTCCCACACGGTGCCAGGACCCACCGGGATGTTTGAGTGCTCTTCGACGCCCGTGAAGACGACGGGGGGATCGGAGTGGTAGTGAATGGTGTCGGACTGGTCACTCAACCGCAGGTCGTATTCCTTGTTGAGGTCCAGGACGTCGGCCAGGTCGGAGATCCCGTAGCTCTCGTTGGCCGGTTGCAGGTTCGGGATGTGGATGACCGGGATGAACCCGTAGGTGTTGGCGGTCCGCACCAGCTGGTCATTGCCGAGCCACAGCTCGAACGTGGTCGGCGACCACAATTCGACCAACTCCACGTACGCGAGCTCGGTGTCTCCCCCGTATTGCTGCCCGAAGCGCTCGCGGGCCTCAGCGGCGGTGAGGAGGCTCACGATGCCCACGCTGCGCATGCGGTGGGGATCGTCGCCACGAAACAGGGGGAACACGTTGGCGGGATCCAGGTTGCAGACCTTCACCCGGGCCGTCTCATAGTCCCAGTAGGCCTTCAGGAACGCATCGCCACACACGGACGCGTTCTCGGCCGCCTGGAGGAGCAAGGCAGGTAGGCCGTTGTCGCGCGCCACGCGGTCAAGGATGGCCTGGGCCTTCGCCTCTGCCTCTCCCGGGTTTGCGGGTGGCTCGGGGACGGTGCGGATCGTCACGCCCCGCGCGAACAGGTAGCTGACCGCCTTGTTGACGATGGCTCTGGCGTAATTGGGCATGAGGTTGGAGCGGCCGCGTCGTGCGTCATAGTGGCGACCTTCATAGAACGCGCGGTACTCGCTGTAGCGGCGGCGGCGCTCGGAGTGGAGGGCGCGAAGCGATCCCGCGATGGTCGATTGGTTGGCGTTGGTGGTGGAAAAGAACGGAATCACGCCGGTCATCGATCCTCCTGGGGCAGCCGTCCATAGGCGCCCCGGTCCTCGGCGTACTGGGCTGCCTCACAGAGCAGCGCGGCGGAAATGAGTAGGTCGTCATGGCCCTCCGTCTCGGGGACGGACCAGCGCATGAGTTTGTTGGCGAGCAGCTCCCGTCGAGCGCTGCGGGCTTCGCGCCAGAACTCTGAGTACTCGTCCGATCCGTCGTCCTGGTGATCCTTCAGGCGGCCGCCGTTGATGAAGGCGATGAGCTGGTAGCCGAGCTCGCTTTTCGAGGGGCCGGTGAACGTGAAGTGGTGGCAGCGATCGCCGAGCGCGCCCGGTGCCGACAAGAGCGAAGCCAGGCCATGGCCCACGCCAGTGGCGTCCACCACGGCCGCGCGCACCTTCCACACGTGCTTGAGGAGATCGACCAGTTGGGGCGCGAGCTCGTGGTGCTTGTGGCCGGTCCAGACGTAGCGGTTCGCCACGGTGAGGAAGGGTAGCTTGGCGCCGGCCACGTCGCGCCAGACGATGGATCCCAACGTTACCGCGGTGCTGTCCTGGCGAGGCTTGCTGGCCCGCAGCGCTGCATCCTCGGCCTCTTCGTTCTCACCTGCCACGTCCACGGCCGCGACGTACACGCGCCCGGAGTGAGGAGCACGCTCGCGCAGCCGATCTCCCTGCAGCTGCAGCAACTGTTCTTCGGTGAGCATGCGGCCAGCCTGCTCGACGGTGTCGAGCAGGTACTGGGTCTTGATGAGGAGATGGTTAATGCCCAGCCGCTCGATCTCCGCTTGGACGTAGGTGCCGTAGGGCGGGTTCTCGGCCGCCACGGCGGTCCAGGGGTAGAAGAAATTGCGCTGCAGGCCGTCGATCGCTTCGAGCCGGGCATTCTCGCGGCGCTGCTTTTCGAGCAGGGTGTCCGACGTCCAGGCCGTGCCGTACAGGACGGTGGTGACGTTGGTGCTGGCGCCCATCGGCCGCAGGTCCTTCGAGTACTTGTCCTCGTCGAAGTCCTGGGCCTCGTCGACTTCCAGGAGCAGACTGGCGGTGGCCCCGACGATCTGGGAGTCGCGAGCGCCGCTGAAGAAGAAGCAATTGACCTTCCCCAGCTGGTGGATGTAGCCGAACTTGCTGGCCCAGAGATCTTTGGTCAGCTCGTTGCTCAGAATCGCCTCGAGGCGGAGCATGCTGTTGACGATCTGGGGCTTAAAGGTCGGCGCGGCCTTCACGATGCTCCCGCCCTTCCGGTGGAAGAGCGTCATCAAGTACGCCTCCAGCTCGGCGGACAGCTCGTTTTTGCCAGCCTGGCGGCTGAACATCACGGTGAATGTGAGCCCCAGGCCGTTCACCACGCTGTGCACGATGGCGCGGGCGGGAGCGAGCTGGTAGCTGCGCAGCTGGCGGCCGGCGATGTGCTCGGAGAAGCGGCCCACGTCGCCCAGGATGTGAGTGAGCGCCCGATCTCGGTTGTCTGCGGGGCCAGGCACGTGCGACCTCCCAGTCATGCACCTAACAGTTGCGGAGTGTAACCTTTGAGCCGATCAACTGTTAGCCTGGGTAACGAATTCGGGAGGCAGGCATATGGACTGCGCGGCACTAACGAAGAGCGGGGCGCGGTGCAAACGACCGTCGGCGGAGGGGCTGGACCGGTGCGCGTGGCACCTGCGGGCGCAGCGCGAAGCAGAGCAGAGCCAGGGGGGCGACAGCTTCTACCAGCTGGCGGCTGACGACCCGGAGGCGACCGGCGCCCTGGCGGCGGCGGCGCTTATGGATGGTCTCGACGCGGAGATCGCCGTGCTCCGGGTGATGGTGCGCTGGTGTGTCCACCATGGCCGCGTCGACGAGGCGCGGAAGTGCATCGGAGAGCTGGCGCGGCTGCTGCAGGCACAGCACAAGCTGAGCGATGACCAGCAGCAGAACGTAGCGGGGGCGCTGGATCGGGTGCTAGACGCGGTGGGGGCAGAGCTGGGGGTGGGTCTGTAGCCAGAATGGGCTATTTGCCCACTGGTCACTGTTTCGTATGGTGCGGGTTCCGCACAGGTCCGCTAGCTGGCGGGCTGGCGGGTGGAGTAGCGCTGCTCAGGGTTTGCTTGAAGCGATCTAGCTCCTCGCGCGAGACGCGGTAGCCGAGTCGATTGGCGCCTGCGCCGGCGGGGGTTACCTCTGCGTACAGCTTGCCGGCCCGGATCCAGCGCCGCACGGTGTACACGGAGACGGAAAGCTCGGTAGCGATGATGTCCAGGGTTAGTAGCGGCTCTCTCACCCTCTCAGACCTCTCACGACTTGCAATGGCCTCTGCCGGACGGCCGATAGCGACCTCTGCCAGGTGGCCTATTCGCAGTGCTCCCCAGGCCCACACCGTTGCAGAGCGTGCACAGCCCCCCCTTTTGTTGCGGTCCTGTAAGGCAGTAGACTGGTGGCCCGCGCCTTGGTTGCTACTGGTGGCTAATGGCACGTATGCTAGGCGATGGTCGCTGTTGGTGGCTAACGCCCAGTGGCCAGTATAGACGCTGGTGGCAGCTTTGCAGGCTCCGGAGACGCTCACACCATTTGGAAGGTTGGTGCAGCGGATGGTGTCGCTCAGTGACGATCTGCGTAGTCGAACCCACCTGGCGCAGCGCGCCGGGATGCACCCGGCCACCCTCTCCCGCAAGGTGCGGGGCAGGGAGCCGGTGAGCCGTGAGGACGTGGAAGCGCTCGCCCGAGCGGACGGCCTGACGAAGCTCGAACAGCACGCCTTGATGGCCTCGGCCGGGTATCTCCCGGTGGAGTGGGATGAGGTCTATTCCTTTCTGGCCGGGGTGCTGGAAAACCCGCTGCTGACCGGTGAAGAGCGGCAGCAGTTCAAGCGTTCGCTGATCGACCAGGCGACCTGGGTCCGGGCGGGTCTGACGGCGCGGGAGATGTTCTCGACGGAGCAGCTCGCGGCGGCGCGCCGGGTGGCCGAAGACCAGGCCGTGTATCGGTTCGGGGCGCAGTCATGAACCTGGTGTGCATCGTGGCTGTCCACCATGAGGAAGCGTGCGGCGAGCCGGGGCTCCGAGGGACCACGCGCTACCGCGAGGAGATCGCGGGCGTGAGCGAGGTCGTCGCCCATCATCTGGCGTGGATCCGACATGCCGAAATGGGTCCAGAGCCGGTGCTTTTCCAATGGTCAGAGGAGGAATGGTCCGGGTTCGAGTCGTGCAAGGGAAACAGATAATGCTGATTATTTCTACCAACCGGTGGTGTCCACCCGGCGCGTAACCACTACATGTTGTGCCTCGGCCCATTTTCGACGGGTCGGGGCTCGTTTTTTCGTCACAAAACCATCAATTAGGGGGCGAATTCATGGCCTCGAAGGCGGTCAGTTGGGCTCTTTCGCAGCATGAGGCACAGGGGCTGGACATGCTCGTGTTGACGCAGCTCGCGGAGCTCGCGCGGGCCGAGGACCTGTTGGTGTCGCTGCCCCTGGAAGTGCTCGCCGATCGCTGCGGCCTGAGCTCCACTGGAGTGCGGGGGATCCTGCACCGATTGATAGCTCGGAAGTTGGTCGCTCTGGAGGCGGGGGCGGTCCCGGTCTATCGCGTCCTGGTGCCGAGTCGCGAGCGCGCGAACGGCGCCGCTAGCCATGCGTGAGGAGAGCCACATGGTGAGTCTGAACGATCGGGTTTCACGGGTCGTCGAATGGGCCGAACACTACCAGCTGGAGAGCGAGTCGGCGGAGCTGGTCTTGCGTCAGCTGGCGCGCAGTGCGGTGGGTCCGCAGTGTGAGGCGCTGGCGTCTGTCCAGGTTCTCGCCGAGAGCACGGGATTGGAGCCGGACATCGTGCGCTGGTCGCTGCGCGAGCTCGAGGACCTGGAGCTGATCTCGGCCTCGGGACCCGGTACCGTGGTCCAGGTCAACGCGCCGGCGGCCCTCCGTGGCTAGGGGCCGGGGTAAGTGGCGACCGGAGGATTGGTTTTGGGAGCACGTGGCTCCTCGGACCGACATGAGCCCGGGCGCGTTTCAATCCTCACCCGTAGGCGACTACGGGTGCGACCAGCGGGGATACCAGTGCCAGCTACGATACGGACGCCGTTTCAATCCGCACCCGTAGGCGACTACGGGTGCGACACCCCAGCGGCAATGCATCGGATGGTATTCCAGCGTTTCAATCCTCACCCGTAGGCGACTACGGGTGCGACGCGCCTCAGGTGTCGGCGATCACCTAAATTCCCCATGAATTGGGGAAGACGGTCACGTAAATTCCCCACCCCACGATCAGCTAAATTCCCCAGTCCGGCGATCAGCTAAATTCCCCACTCTGTGGGGAGCGCACCGAGAAATTCCAAGACCATCGAGGTCAGCTTGTTTGGAGGCTGGGCTCGTTGGGCAGAAGGAGCTTCACGGTGCGCGACGTCGCAGAGATTCTCGACCATTGGGACCACGGACGATCGATCCAGGCCACCGCTGCCAGCCTGGGGCTGGACCGCAAAACGGTACGCAAATACGTCGGCCTGGCGGAACAGGCGGGCTTCGAGCCGGGCCAGCGGCCACCGAAGGGCTGGGGTGCCTGGCTGGACCTTACCCATCCGGAGCTGAACGCGCGCGGTCGGATCCGACCGACAGTGGGGCAGCTCGACCCGCTGCATGACGAGATCGCTAAGGCGCTCGAAGCGGGTGTCAGTCCGACGACTGTCTGGCGACGACTCCATCACGACCAGCGGACAACCGTCTCCGTTGCCACCTTCCGACGGTACGTGCGCCGGACTTTCTCCGCAGCCAGAGGGCGGCAGCAGATCGTCGTGCGCCGTCCGGAATTCCCACCCGGCGACGAAGCCGAGGTGGACTACGGCTTGCTTGGCATGTGGCAGGACCCCTTGAGCGGGGCGAAGCGCGCGGTGAACGCCTTCGCCCTCGTGCTCCCCATGAGCCGCCACCAGTTCGCCTGTCCCGTTCTGCACATGGACCAGCAAACCTGGAACGACTGCCATGTTGCCGCTTTCCGCTTCTTCGGCGGCGTGCCCCACCGGATCGTGCCCGATAATCTCAAGACCGGCGTGGTCAAGCCCGACCTCTACGACCCGGCGTTCAATCGCTCCTACGAGGAGCTGGCCCACCACTTCGGGTTCGTCATCGACCCCGCGCGTGTCCGGAAACCGACCGACAAACCTGCCGTCGAGCGCCAGATTCCATTCATCCGCGGAGACTTCTGGAAGGGCCGCACTTTCTCCACGTTCGCCGAGATGACCGTCGCTCTGGAGCAGTGGTGCACCGAGGTCGCCGGCATGCGTATCCATGGCACGACGAAAGAGCGACCGATCGAGGTCTTCCGCGCCATCGAGCAGTCGGCGCTCTTGCCGCTCCCGGAGATACCCTGGGAGCCAACCACCTGGGCCCGGGCCAAGGTCGCACGCGACTGCTCGATTCAGGTCGCTGGCGCCTGGTACACCGTGCCCTCCCAGTACGTGGGCCAGCACCTCTTTGTGCGCCTGACCACCAAACTCGTCCAGTGCTACCAGCGCTATACCCTGGTCAAGACCCACCTGCGCGTCCCGAAAGGGCGGCGCAGCGTCGATTGGGATGACTATCCGCCCGAGAAGGCGGCATTCTTCCGCCGTACTCCGGACGTGTGTCGGGCCCAAGCCCGGCGGCTCGGCCTTGCGGTCGGCGCCGCGGTGGCGGCGATCCTCGAGCTGCATGCCCTCTACCGCCTCCGCCAGGCCCAGGGCGTCATCCATCTCGCCGACCGCTATGGCGCGGAGCGGCTCGACGCGGCCTGCACGCGCGCTCTGGCTTTCGGTGATCCTTCCTATCGCACCATCAAGACCATTCTGGAGCGTGGCCTCGATCAGCAGACCGGCGGAGCCGAGCTCGCGCAGGGACGACTCGCCGACGCCTTCCTTCGAGGCCCCGAGGAGTTGCTTGCCCCACTCAGCGCCGGAGTGGGCTCATGACCGCCTTCCATCAGCTGGAACAGAAGCTCAAGCTCCTCAAGCTCGGCGGCATGCTGACCACCATCGAACAGCGCATCCATCAGGCCGAAGACAACCACCTGGGCTATCTGGACTTCCTGGAGCTGCTCGTAGAAGACGAGATCGAACGTCGCTCGGACCACCGCCTGAGCCTTCGCATCGCTCGGGCCCATTTCGACCAGATGCAAACCTTCGAGGAGTTCGACTTCGCCGCGGACCCCACGATCCCCACGCAGCAGATCCGCGACCTCGCAACCTGCCGCTTTCTGGAGCGCCGCGCTAGCCTGCTGATCTGTGGCCCCGTCGGCGTTGGAAAGACCCATGTCGCCCGTGCGATCGGCGTCGAGGCGTGCCGGCGCGGCTACATCGTGCTCTTCACCAAGACGGCCCGGTTCCTCCGCGATCTAGCCGGCGGGCATGCGGACGGCAGTTGGGAACAGCGCTTCCGCGCCTACCTGAGGGCTGAGGTCCTGATCCTCGATGACTTCGCGATGCAGGAGTTCACGGGCCCACAGGCCGAGGATCTCTACCAGCTCATCGACGAGCGGGTGGGCCGCAGCTCACTCATCGTCACTTCGAACCGTAGCCCACAAGACTGGTACCCGCTCTTTCCGAATCCGGTGCTCGCCGAGAGCATCCTGGACCGACTGGCCGGCACGGCTCATCAGCTCACCCTCACCGGCAAGAGCTACCGGCCACGGCTCCGCCCAAGTTCTGATCCCGTTGCGAAAGGAGGCAAATCCAGCTAGCATCAGCCTCGTGTGCGCTCCCCTCAGTGGGGAATTTAGTTGATCGCGGGGGTGGGGAATTTAGCTGATCGCCGACACTTTGCGGAGTTGCCAGAACAGTCCGAAGAACGTGAGACCCACGAAGATCGTCTGAAGCCAGTTGGCCAGCAAGGTTAGCTCTGCGATCGGCATACTCCCCCCGGTACCGGATTCGTTGTCCGACGGCGAGCGTACCACA